AGAAGTTACTAAGTATATATCTAATGCTGGCAAATTTTTTAAGAAGATAGACTCTAAGACACTTAATGCTATCTCGAACAACCCTGAATTACTTAGATTGACCAAAGTACATTTCAATACTAAGGTCAGGGCTGGACAAAAGGTTAAGAATACGAAATCTCATGTGCGTGATCTAATTAGGTATATCAATGGTCACTTCGAGAAAGAAGCGGACAAGCGTAAGACAGCAAAAGGTAAAAAGGTTCAAACAGATAAGCGTGATGATGTTTTAAAGTTCTTCTTGACAGGTAACTCGAAGAACCTAGAAGTTATCTTTGATCTGATGAACCAATTGATTGATGCTAAAGAAATGATCATCCAAAAGATGGATCAGGCGAGTAGTATCGGTACATTACTAAGAACAAAAGACGGATTCATTGTAACTGCTCCAGAGGGTTATGTTGCTATCGATAATGATGGCAGTGCACTTAAACTGGTCAACAGAATGAAATTCAGTCATGCTAATTTTTCTAATGATTACATCAAAGGTTGGGACAAGTAATCTTATAAATAGTAATAGATTAAACTAAGGGAACATTGAAATGTACAGCTTTAAAGATTTGGTAGTGGCTAGTGATCCACGTATGGGAGATGATGAGTGGCTAGAGTACATGAGAAACAAACGTCAACATTCAGAATCTTCAGATTTAACTGCTGAGGAAATAGAGGCTCAAGAAGCACTTGACATGAAGGCAAGACGTAAATTGTCTCAAGCAATGCGTAAGAACAAAGCCAAAATCAAAAGAGCCAAAGAGATCGCTTCCAAGAAGAAGGCAACTAAAGGCACTCTAGAAAAGAGAGCCCAGAAGCAAGCCATCGAAATAGTTAAGAAGAAAATTGCGCAGGGTAAAGACATCAAAAATATGAGTTTTGCTGCACGCCAACAGCTTGACGATAAAGTTAAGAAGAAGCAAGGTCTGGTTAAGAAACTAGCTAAGAGACTATTGAAGAAAGTTAAGACAGATGAAAAAGATCGTCTAACCAAACAATCTGAGAAAAAATAATATGAAGTCTTTTAGACAATATGTTACTGAAGAAGTAAAGGAAGCAGTGTTCACCTTTGGTCGGTTCAACCCACCGACTACAGGACACGAGAAACTACTTGATGCCGTTGCTAAAGTTGCGGGCAGAAACAAGTATTTTGTGTATGCTTCTCATTCTAACGATGCAAAAAAGAATCCTCTTGATTACAAAAGTAAAATCAAGTTTATGCGGAAGATATTCCCACGTCACGCTAGGAATATCATACTAGATGCTAAAGCAAGAACAGTATTTGACATTGTAGTTAAGTTATATGACCAAGGCTTCAACCGAGTTACCATGGTTGTAGGATCAGATCGTGTTAAACAGTTCCAAGACCTGATCAACCGATACAATGACGTTAAAGGTCGTCATGGTTACTACAACTTTGACGAGATAAACATAGTTTCTGCGGGCGAGCGTGATCCCGATGCGGATGACGTATCAGGTATGTCGGCATCTAAAATGCGTGCTGCAGCTGATGCAAACGATTATGAATTATTCGTTAAAGGTTTACCCAGAGGATTTAAGGGTTCCAAAGATTTATTTAATGCTGTGCGTAAAGGTATGGGTCTTAAAGAGTCTCATGACTTCCGCAAGCATATTAAGTTAGAATCAGTCTCTGATGATCGTGAAGCATATGTTGCTGGCGAACTACTTAAAGAGGGTGATGTAGTAGAATATAGAGAAAAGATCGGTCAGGTGATTATGCTTGGCGCAAACTATGTTATGGTTGAATCTTGCGATGGTGAACGTACTCGTGAGTGGATATCAGACGTAAAGTTGATGGAACGTAAGGACAAAGAAACTGGACAGCCACAGAAGTATATGTCTGGCGTTAAAAAGAAAGATAAGAAATCACGTGACTCTCACTTCGAACGTGGTGCTAAGTTAGACGATGATGATCCTAAAGCATATAAACCTGCTCCAGGAGACAAAGACGCTAAGACTTCTCCAAGTCAGTACACTAAGAAGTACAAGAAGATGTTTGGCGAAGGTGAAGGTGCTGGTGAAGAGGGTAGCGATAAACTAACAAAGAAATATAAAAAAGATACACCTATGGAAGATGTATCGCAAAAGCAACTAAATGACCTAGAAAAGTTTGGCGATAGGTTGCTAAAGAAACTAAATATCGATATCGAGTTTACAAGACACTTTGCGGATCGTATGAATGATGACCGCAATAAGCCAGCTATCTCTGTAGCAGAGATACAAAAGCTATTTAAGAAAATTAAGAAGAATAAAGGTAAGCAGATTAAACAACATGGCGATACAGAAGCTGTGTTGAAAGACTTACAATCAGATCTTAATTTACCAGTTGTAGTTAATTACGACAAAAAGAAAGACGAGTTTGAAGTTGTAAATAAAACTATTATGCGCAAGAAGAACTTTAAGACTTCTAGCCCAGTTTTATCTTACGAGAACTATGAGTCGTCGTTTGAAGGTGTGTTAGTTGAAGATACTAAGAAAGCACTGAAGAACAAGTCCGAAAAGACTGGCGTAGCTTATGGGATATTAAAGAAAGTGTATGACCGTGGTGTAGCTGCATGGCGTACTGGTCATAGACCTGGAACTACTCCTCAGCAATGGGGTCTAGCACGTGTTAACTCTTTTGTTACTGGCGGTAAAACCCAGAAAACTACTGATGCTGATCTATGGAGAAAGCATAAAGGTATCAAGGAAGAACTTGAAGTTTCAGATGGGTTAGGTGCATGGATTGATGACTTTATGAAATCAAATGCTCCTCAGTTTGTGGGTAAGTCGGACAAGAAGAAAAAGAAAATGGCGATTGCTGCATTCGTGGATGCTGGCGGTAAAATGTAATGATGTCATTCAAACAATTTGACGAAGCAACTATTAAGTGGGTAAAGAAACCCGATGGTCGTCAAGGTAATAAGAAAGTTTATAGTCATGTTTCTTCTGATGGAAACTGGGAAATAAAACTTTCGGGTATGGACTCGTTAAGAAAGAATAAAGACGGAAGTCAAAAGGTAATACCCACATTGTTTGATAAGACAAAGAATAAAGTAAAGCACCCTGTGACAGGTTATAAGAATGTCGGGGATGCTAAGAAAGATGCTCAAAGGTGGGCTGATAGACATTTTTAGGTAATTCTGTGATAATACATGATTTTTTAAGTGAAGAAGAAATAGAAACGATCCTGAATTGGAGAGTTATATACTCTCATGGAACAACCAATGGTGCTAAAGCTCAACATAAAAGAGTGGTTGATAAGGCAAGTATAGATCTAACCAGAGACAAATTCGGCTGGTTAAAGGATAAAATATTAAATGCTTCTATAGATTATAATAAGAAGTATTTTAACTTTAATCTATTTGCTGGGGTTTCTCAGGTAGATCTTCTTAGATATGAGGGCGGTGGGAAGTACGATTGGCATCAAGATGTTAATTGGAAAAGAACCGATCAACACAGAAAGATTACAATGATAATCCAATTATCTGATTCAGAGGATTATCAGGGTGGTGGGTTAGAGTTTAAAGATAAAGATGTAGACTTGAGTGAATTTAGAAGAAAGGGCAGTGCCTTATTATTCCCTTCAACTCTAGTGCATAGAATCGTACCATTAACAAGCGGTACAAGGCAGTCTGTTGTAGCTTGGGTAAATGGTTCTATATTTACAGATAAACAAAAAGCGGTCTCGGAGATATTTAAATGCAAGTTTTAAATAAAGAAGCAGCAAACGATTCTTATATCCAAGAAAGAAAACAGGATGTGAAGGATATGACTATGTCTGCTATTATAAAACTTATTAAATCCAAGACAGTTGGTAAGCGTAGATATGAATATGCTGCTGACCTGACTAATCAGATTATCGCTCGTAAAAAGAAAGAAGGTGGCGGTAAACTAAAACACAGCGTTACATGGTATGCAAACAAAGTTGCTGGGCAAGTTCCAGGAGTTGACACTAAGACTTTGATGCGTATGATTGACGACGAATAAGGTAAATGTAATGGTAAACAATTTCTCACAATGGATCGACGCTAAATGCGAAGAATGCGACCTATACGAAGATATAGAGATAGCCGAAGCCGAGTATCAGGGGCGCAAGGTTAAGCTGAATAATCCATTTAGGACACCAAATGAGTCCAAGAAGTTTGCCGTTTATGTAAAGAATGAGAAAGGTACTGTAGTAATAGTTCGATTTGGCGACCCCGATATGGAAATTAAAAGGGACGATCCTAAACGTCGTGCATCATTTCGTGCAAGACATAACTGCGCAGATCCAGGTCCAAAATGGAAAGCAAGATACTGGTCTTGTTTCCAATGGAGAGCCAACGCAAAGGTAGATGACTAAATGCCCACTTCAGAAGACAATTTAGAAAAAAGATTTGATAGAATAGAAGAAAAGATAGATAAACTATCTGAAGCTATGGTATCATTGGCTCGAACAGAGGAAAAGATCCTTTCTATGGAAGACAGTAATAGGAATTACTATAACCGTATGAACAGATTCTCAGAGAAACTCGATAGAATAGAAAAGAAAGTAGATGACAATGAAAGAACAGTCAACGTCATCGCTAGGGTCTTTTGGATCCTATTAACAACAACATCAGCAGCATTAGTTGCTGGATACTTTAATCTTATAGGACTATAAAAATGACCACTGACCTAGATATAACCAAAGCAATCGCTTCTGCTTACAAGACTATGTATGAGCCTAAAGAAGAAGTTGTTG